TCACTGTGTGACTTTACTCAACATCTGATTTGCATATTCCTCCTGCTTAATGCACTCACCTACCAAGCTTTCGAAGAAGTCCTTGTAAGACCTGCGCCATGTGGTTTCAGGAACATCAATCACCGTTGCGCAGATGTATTTTCGAACGCTATCAGGCAGCAGACGAGCATATCCACGCCCATTACAGCGTCCGCAGGTTTTATACGCAGGAACGCCACCTTGTAGAATAGTTTTCTCTTTGTCTACCACTACGCCTTTGCCATTGCATTGGCAAGCGTTGGTAAGCACCCCCTTCCCTTTGCATTTGCGGCACAGAACTTTAACCGTCTCTTTACGCTCTTCCAGATATGGTTTTCCGATGCTTTTCATCGTCATGACTTCAGCATCGATAAACTTCTTGCCACCACAGCAGTCACAGGTTCGCGTACTGGCAGCGCTAACCAATAAACAAAATCTGACAGCCATACTGCTGAAGCCAAAAAGATACGATGCGGATTAAGGATGAAAATAAGCGATATTTTCATTCCTCTTGATACTTTGCTCATACTCACTCCTTCACTTTGATTCCAGCGGCGCGGATAGACTCAGCGCAGTAGTCGATTGCACAGTTGTGGCCTGCGTCGAATTCATCCTCATCTGTCAGGTCTGTAAACGCCGTTCATCAGGCATTCGTTGATATCTTTGTGTGGCAGTGTAACCAGACGGCAGCGATGTTCACCCAGTCGGCTTGCGATTTCCCTTGCAGCTTCGCGACCTACATCATCACCGTCCATCGAAATGAATATTTCTTCAAACCTGTCGAGGTTATGGTATTCAAACTCAATCCACTGTTGCTTGGCGCCTTTCCCGCCACCGAACGGGACAGATAGCGCCGGAATTCCGTATTGCGCATAGCTCATGCAATCAATTTCGCCCTCGCAAAGTACAACCGCCCTCACGCCATCATCGAGAGCCTGCCATCCGAACAGGCAAGGTTCACAGTCACCTTCTGCCATGATTACTTTCTTCCCGTCCGGACGTTCGGTGCTGATTCTCTTGACCTGCAACAACTCCCCATCGCGTTTGTACGGAAGCACCAAAGCATCCAGTTCTCGCTCTCCATTCCACACCTTGCCGCTGACAACCTCGTACCGCTTTACGACTTCTGGAGATATGCCACGCGATTGCAGGTACTCAAGATGGGATTCTGTTCTGGTAACGTAACGGGCGATTTTCTTGCGGTCAGGTCTGGAAAATTTCTTCTCACGTCTGGCGTCGAAATGGTGATCGTTACCTTCTCCAGAAGAACGAACGTCACCGCCATATCCTGAATGTTCAGGCGGCTTACTTTTGAATCAGACCATCCCGCCATCTTTGCAAAATTTGTCTGGCCCATTGATACGAGTCGGGCGCGAAGCTCTGTTTCCACTTCGCGTATCTTTTTGCTGTGATTTGTGAGTTCCATTACTTAGTATTTCCTGTAGTTAATAGTTAGTTGTGGCTATGCGCACTGGCGCATAAACCTGTGGTTGATTTGTTATCTGGAGTTCGCTTTTCAGCGACGTAGGACGAATGTCCGTTGTTGGAAGTGGTGTTACTTACGCAGCCTTTGGTGGAAAAAGATCGTCTATGGTTAGTTCGTAACCGTATTCTTTGAACGCATTGATAAAAGCGCGACAAAGATTGATGTCCATTCCCCTTCTGCCTGTCTCGTAATGACAAACTGCACCACGCGTACAACCGAGTACTTTCGCAAGATCTTCCTGCGTTAAACCGAAGCGCTCGCGAAAATTGCGAATATTATTCATAGGCTCCTCCCTACCAAATAGTATACACATCGTATTCAATATCGCAATACAGAGTTTACGAGTTGTGACTGTTCTTGTTTGATACAAATTGTATAATATAAGGATGAAAATGAACTGGTATGACATAGCGAAGCAAAGGATTGATCAGCTTGGATTGAATCAGGATAAAGTTGCTGAACACCTTGGTGTAACCAAAGGTGCTGTTAGTCATTGGCTTAACGGAAGAAGGAACCCATCAATACAAGAAATTGGAGCAATTTTTCAATATCTTGGCGTTACAGACGTGAGGTTCAACGCTGACGGAACCTTTAGCGTTGGCGAATCAACAGAACAAAAGCCTGTTAAACCTCAATTTGAATACCCATTCTTCTCTCATGTTCAGGCTGGAATGTTTACCCCAGAATTTCGCACATTCACCGAGAGAGATGCAGAATGCTGGATTAGTACGACCAAAAAAGCCAGTGATTCATCTTTTTGGCTTGAAGTTGAAGGCCACTCAATGACGGCTCCAGCGGGATCACGACCAAGCTTTCCTGAAGGAATGCTGATTCTTGTAGACCCAGAAGATCCTGTAGACCCAGGCGATTTTTGTATTGCAAGGTTATGTGGTGATGAGTTCACTTTTAAGAAGCTCATCAAAGACAGCGGACAAGTATTCTTACAACCGCTAAACCCTCAGTTCCCAATAATGCCATGTAACGAACAATGCAGGGTTGTAGGTAAGGTTGTAGCCAGCCAATGGCCTGATGAGATATTCGGGTGATGATGGATAAGGGATGTTTGGGGGATGAGAGAGTATTTGATAGTTGGCGCAGTAACTTTGGTATCGCTAATTGTGATCGCGTTTATAGTGGTGTGAATAGACGTTTGGATAAGGAGTTAGAATGGCATTCAATGACCTTGAGTATCATGCTGTCGATATGGAAGTTAAACAGCACGTTGACAGCATTCGCCCTCCTGAGCACATCAGGAAGGAGCTTGATATCGTCTACTCCATAACTGACCAGACAATCGATATCGGTCAGTTGCGTCCTGTGTGGAAAGGAGAGCCAGGAGAAACACATATCCTGCCAAACGCTCGCATTAAATATATCCGCTCTATCGACAGGTGGAAGCTTTACTGGATGCGCAAGGATTTGAAATGGCATCTGTACAGTACTGAGCTTTCGCTGACGGATGCGCTTGATCTTGTGCGTGCTGACCCGGATTACTGCTTCTTCGGGTGAGTGAAGAGGCGTTTTGGTGATGGGGAAAGGATTTTAAGGATTAAAAATGTCAACGATTGATCAATCTGCGCAATTTGTTATCAAGTCAGAGGACGACTTTGTATCTTTTGTAACAGCGATGCTTGGTAGGAAAGATATCGACTCAAGCGATTTCGCATTCCCTAGCGTAGTTTTCAGTGGATGGCCAAAGATAAAAATTAATGTAAAAGGCGATCCGAATAGGTATAATTCATCATTGACTGCATCAATGCTTTTTGGTATGGCTGAGTTGACTCATGAAATCCAAAAAGCATTCACCGTTGTAAGTTACAGCACGCACAACCGACGTAAGCTGAAGGATGCGGAAAAAGGCTTGCTGGACATTATCTATAGGATAAGTGAAGGTTCAAGTCAGGCTGACGGTGAATCAGACCCGATTGTAAACGGAGCGGTAACAGTGCTAACTCAAGCGATAGGAAAGATGACAGGTAGGCAGGCTCTTTGCGCCGTCGCTGCTATCGTTTTAGCTGCTGGTACTGTTGGCTATGAATGGATAAACGAGTACTACAAAACTCAGCGTCATGAAAGTGATACTCAAACAGAATTGGTTGAAAAAAGCACTAAAGCTGTGAACGAAGCGCAGGAAAATGTTCTCAAGTTGCTCGTTAGTGGGCAGACGAACATTAGTCGAGAAGTTCTGGCCCACGGAGAAGATGGTAAAAACAAACTTCTCAAAAAAATAGCCCAAGACCCATCCGTAGAACGGGTTACCATAGGGCAGAGGGTGGTAACAAGGGATCACAACTAAATCAGCTCAACCAAAGGCAAGCCGTTGACCGCATAAAAGAAACGAGAAGAGACAACTTCTACGTCACTGGTGTGCGGCGCTATGGAGAGACGAATCAGGACATAAATATCGATGTGATCAGGGTTTCCAATGGCGACTCTTTCACTATAAAAACCTCAGCAGATATCACCTCTACGGAAGAGATACTTGTGTTTTCAAATGCTATGGCGAAAGAATCGACTGTTGAAATATCATACTTGGAAGTTGTTGAGAATGGACATGTTTCAACTGGCCAGTTGATTAATATCTTCCCTAGCGAGCAAGAGTAAACCCCGACCCGGCCACCGCGCCGGGTTTTTACTGCCCTGCTCTTCCAGTAGCTTCACGGCAAGTTTCATGTACTGCAACTGGTCACCATCCCACTTATCCAACCCCTTCGCTAACTCAGTTCGTATCACGTCAGCTATAGCTACTCGCTTAGTCTCATGACCCTCCGCAACCATAGCAAACACGACATCACCGACAATCCTGCACATTTCCTGATAGCGCAACTGCGCCAGTTCCTCGTTTTTCACACAGATTCCTCGCTCGTTTTTTGTTCAGAACAGTATGGCATAGGCGACTTATAAAAATAAATCACCTTAAAAATCAACACAATGTAAACAAAACAACCACAAGTATACAAGATGTATTTGCAATGATGTTTACTATACGTATACTAAGCACATCAACAGGACGCACCACTCACCAGGACGGTGAACATACAACGATTCAGTGATGAATCTACGAGGCTGAAAAGCCTGATAACCAAAGTGAGCTTTGGGGTGAATGCAGAAGCTAACCTTCTCGGCGGAGGCGCTTGGCAATGAGTACGCGACCGGAGTTAGTCGCCCGGCTGTATTCACCACCAAAGTTCATCAGGAGGTCTATATGACACGCAGAACAGCTTTCAATGGCTCAGCATCAGGTCGGCGTCGTGAACGCCGTGCAGCGCTTCAGAATGAGGTAACGGCAAGCTCAGAAGTATTGCATCGTCCTACTCTTAGCCGTGCGCAGATTCAGGCCAAAGGAAAACATGAAACGCCCAAACGTATTGAAGACGCAAAATCACTTCAGTTCATGGCGAAAGATGCATTCTGGCAACTGGAAGAATACACACGCAATCTGGAACGGGCAGCCATTGTGTACGCAAATGAGTTTGGACATAAGCCAACAGAAACCGGTGTATGTTTGCCAGACGTAGCACTTTACGCGGCTGGTCATCGTAAGTGTGGGCAAATTACCGCTAGATAATTATTCAGGCAGCAAGCCTCTCATCTAATCAGGTCGCAATGCGGCCTTTTTTATTGCCAAAATTTAAGGAATAACAACATGACCAAAGAAATTGTGACATTCAAGGGATTTAACAAAGACCTAAAGTGCCGTGACTTTCAGTTTGAAATTGGCAAGACCTTCCATCACGATGGGAAAGTAGAGGCTTGCGGTTCTGGATTTCACGCCTGTGAATGTCCTTTCGATGTTTTCAGTTATTACCCTCCTGCAGAAAGTCGCTATGCGGAAACAATATCTTTTGGTGTTACAGACCGTGAAGAAGAAGGTGACACTAAAATAGCCAGTGCCAGTATCACAATTAAGGCTGAATTAACGCTTCCACAGTTCATTCAGCGTGGTATTGAATGGATTTGGAGCAAGATAGATAAGTCGCTTGAGCAACAGATCATGTCTGGCGACCAGTCAGCAGCAACCAATACTGGCTACCAGTCAGCAGCAACCAATACTGGCGACTGGTCAGCAGCAACCAACACTGGCGACCAGTCAGCAGCAACCAATACTGGCTACCAGTCAGCAGCAACCAATACTGGCAACCAGTCAGCAGCGGAAGTGTCTGGATCGCAATCCGTAGCGGCATCACTCGGAATAGAAGGGAAAGCCAGGGCATCTGAAGACGGAGCAATTGTACTTTGCTATCGCAATAAAAATGGCGAGTTAATTCATATCCGAGCAAGCAAGGTTGGCGAGAACGGTATTATGTCGAATACATGGTATCAACTGAATGAAGATGGTGAGTTTGTAGAGTGTGAGTGATGCACCTATAGCAGATTGCACAGTCTGCTATGTGAGCAATATCGCTCATAACCAAACGAGGACGACGACTCGTTCTGGTTAATCGAAAAATCATCCCTTGATGTTATTTGCCGCTCGCAGTCAGGGCGGCTTTTTTTACCAGTATATCAATAGCGCTTCATATCGAGGCGTTCCCCTTTCATGTTGCTTTTATTGCCCCTATGCAATATCACCGGACATGCCATACGTTCAGCAAAAAGTCGTCATCGGCCGGTTATGACCGATGACATCCCGATGTGGTCTAGAAGCGGTACTGCAACCCCGCGGTAACCGTATAGTTATTATTAGCTATACCTGCGGCATCGCCACCAAAATACGCCGTATCACCGCTGGTTTTATCTATGATTTGCGTACCGCCCTTACCTTCTTCATATTTACTGTAAGCGAACTCAGCAAAGATTTTTGCATTACTGGTAATATAATATCCGGCGTCAATAGAAGCGCCATAATATCGTGAATTTTCCGTTTTTTCGCGGAAGGTAAGTTTGCGCATGTAGTGTTCGTCATTATCATGCGCATTTACCCAGTCGCTGTATTTAAACAGTACATTACACTCAAAGTCATTAATACGATAATCACCCGCCAGCCCGATATAGGGCATTTCGAAACGCTGGCTATAACCTATGCCGCGCACGCCATGAGGAAAGTTACCAATATACCGACCATTATCATAAATATAAGACCCGCCTCTTGCCGTCCAGCTAAAACGGGTTTCCTGATAGCCCGCTGTTACGCCCGCCTTGTAGTTATCGCCCTGCAATAACCAACCTTTCACGTTCAAATCGTATTCATTAGCATAGTTGGCGCTGGTGTCCGGATGAATTGAACGATCGGTCCAGCTAGGCTGCTCACTGCTCATCCAGTCATGGTCAACCATATGACCCGATCCCGACGCCAAAGACGTCCAGCCGCGGGCGTCCAGCGTCATGAACGAATAGGGTTCCCATGATAAATCCCCCTGCAACGTGGCGACATTTTTTATTTTCCAGTCCAGTTGACTCAGCTTCCGCCCGGTGTCGGTATCATAAACCAGCTCCCTGGATTTACCATTTAACACCCCCACAGAAAGGGATGTCGTGACGCTATCAGGAGAGACGTCCGGAATAAATAAGGTAGACTCCGCATAAACCGACTCAGAAAATACGGCGATCATCAT